AAGCGCAGAAAAGGAAGCAGGAACGGCAGCCCCGGAAGCAGAGGACAGCGGCGCAGACATATACCGTGAAAAAAGGGGATTGCTTGTGGAATATCGCAAAGTCGGTGTACGGAAGCGGTACATGGTGCTATGAACTTGCGAGGAAAAACAATATAAAGAACCCGAATTTGATTTATCCGGGGCAAGTATTGGAGATTTAGGAGGGCAACACATGGACCAGATACAACGTGAAAAAGTGCTTGAAAAACTGGGAAAAATCAAGGCACTTGCTGAAAGGGGAGTGGGCGGCGAAAAAGAAACAGCCCTGCGGATGTATGAAGAATTGTGCCGGAAGTACGACATTTCAGAGGATGAAGCGGAAGCGGCACTTGCGCAGCTGGAAAAGCGGTGGTTTTCATACAGTACGCAACTTGAAGAAGAACTACTAACCCAGATTTTCTACAAAGTGACCGGGAGCGGCGAAAGCTACATATACACCGGGAAATATAGCCGCAGGAAGAAGCGTGGGTGCGTCTGCACTGCGCTTGAAGCGGCAGAAATAGAACTGCTTTTCGGCTTTTACCGGGAGGAAATGAAAAGGGAACTGGAAGCGTTCATGATTGCTTTCAAGCAGAAAAACAACCTTTTCCCGGATGAAACGGCAAGGGCATATAAAGAGCATGACTTCCCGGAAAGGGAACTGACAGAGGAAGAAGAACGGAAGTATAAAAAGGCTGCTTTCATGCGGATGGTGATGGACGGCAGGAAACCGCCCAAAGCGGCGATTGAAGCAAGGGAGGTGTAAGCGGTGGCGGCAGGATTGACGCTGGGCAGTCTGTTTGACGGTATCGCAGGATTTCCGCTGGCGGCAGCAGGAGTGGGGATAAAGACGGTATGGACCAGCGAAATTGAACCGAACTGCATTGAAATTGCCGCACTGCACTTCCCGGAAGCAAAGCAGCTGGGGGACATAACAAAGCTGAACGGGGCAGACCTTGACCCGGTGGACATTATCAGTTTCGGAAGCCCCTGCCAGAACCTATCAACCGCAGGAAACCAGAAAGGGCTTGACGGCGAGAAGTCGCAGCTTTTCTTTGAAGCGGTGCGGGTGATTGATGAAATGAGGTGCGCAACAAATGGGAAATATCCAAAATACATTATCTGGGAAAATGTGGCAGGGGCTTTTTCAAGCAATAAAGGGCAGGATTTCCGCAGGGTGCTTGAAGAAATCACAAAGACCAACATTCCAATGCCTTATAGCGGAAGATGGGCAGCAGCCGGGATGGTTAGAAGCAGGGGGGGAAGTACGGCTTGGCGGGTGCTGGACGCTCAATATTGGGGAGTACCCCAGCGAAGAAAACGTATCTTCCTTGTATGCAGTTTTGGAAACGACCGTGCCGGACAAATACTTTTTGAGTGCGAAAGCGTGCTGGGGTATTCTGCGCCGGGCGCAGGAGAAGCAAAAGGAGATACCGCAGGACTTGAAGATTGCACTGTTAGAGAGGATAGCGGAGGAATGGAACAAGACGCAGACGGGCAAATGACATTTGATTTTGGCGGGACTGCGGACCGCATCCAGATAAACGCAGAAAAAAGCGTGACGCTGAAAGCAACGGACGGCGGCGGTGGTGCTTCAACGGGGCTTTATATGCTGCCCGTGTATGTACTGAACGGGGCAGCGATAGGGAGAACCGGGAAGAACGGTGGAAACCAGCTGGGCATTATGCAGGAGGACACAGCACCGACACTGACAACCGCAGACCGCCACGCAGTATGCGTGCCGGACACGAAGCTATACAGAAGCGGGGAACGGTCAACATTCAAGGAAGACACCGTTTCCGGGACAATAACGGCAGGGCAAGAAAAGGTTAGGGGCGGGACTTCTATTGTGGTGCAGGACTGCGGGGCATATCGTCTGGACGGGTACGGTGGATATAAAGAGGGCGTGGGAACGCTGCGGGCAACGGGAGGGAACAACGGCGGCGGGTCTGAAACGCTGGTGACGGAAAAGCGCAAAGTGAAAGGGATATTAAAGCACATTGTACGGAGGTTGACCCCGCTTGAATGTGAACGGCTTGACGGCTTCCCGGACGGATGGACGCAGAAGCGCAAGGACGGCAGGGAAATTTCAGACAATGCGAGATATACGGCACTGGGAAACAGTATTGCCGTACCATGCGCAGCCCGTGTCTTCCGGGGAATTATAGCGGCTGAAATGGAGGTGGCAGCAGTTGCGGAAAGAAGCAATGATTAAAAAGCTGGCGGCGGTGAAAGCCCTTGCGGAAAATGGCGTGGGCGGCGAAAAGGAAACAGCCCGCAGGATGTATAAAGACCTAAAAGAAAAGTACGGCATAACGGATGGGGAAGTGGCAGCAGTCAAAGAGCCAGCCGCAGCGGAAGCAAAGAAAGAGTTTTCGGACATAGCATTTGCAATGTGGGTGCTGGCAAGCAATCTGGATGAAGAAATTAGGATATGCTGGGACTACTGCCCGTATAGCGACAAGAAAGAAATGTGCGCAGGGTGCGCAACAAATGAAAATATAAAAGACCTTAAAGCGCAGTATGAAGAACTGACAGCACAGTTTGAAAGAGGGTGCGCCGGATAGATAAGTTGTCCGAATTGGACACATTGCAGGAGGTGGCATAGCTGGGAAAAATCAAAATGACGGATGAAGACAGGGCATATTTCAAAGCGGGCGTGAAGACGCTATGCGGAACGGAACTGATTTTTGCGGGGAATGTGATAAATGACAAAGACTTGCGGAAACAGTTTGACCCGGAAGACATTGCTTTCATGAATAAAGAACTGGGAAGACAAGCGGGGACAATCTGGAAAAGGCTTCTGCGGGCGTTGAAGAAACATGACTTTGCGGCGGCAGAGGAAATCATAAGAGGGAAGCGAGGTGGCAGCAGTGAAGAAAAAGAAAGCATGGAAGCCCCGGAGGGAAAGAGGGAAGCAGCCGACATTGACCGGGCAACCGCCACTGGGATATTTGAATAGCTTTTACTGTCCTATATGCGGGAAGCACTTGTTTTCCTGCTATGACGCAGACATTGCGCCGGACAGAAAAGACGGCTTCCGCTTCCGTGTGGCTTCTGACTGGCACTATTGCAGCAAGTGCGGGACCATGCTTGACCTTGCGGAATGGCAGCAGGAAGAAAAGCCAGCCCCGGCAGCAGTTGTGGGCGCAGATGAAGAACTGAAATTTGATGAATAGGAGGTGGGGACATTGGAAAAGAAGACTGACGCAACGGAAATCAGAGAAATGGCAAAGTTATTCCGTGACACAGCAGACACGGCAGAAAAGCTGGCTGACTGCATAGAAGACCCGGAAAGCACGGAAAAGCAGCAGGAAGACGCATTGAAAGAATTTACATGGGCGGTGATGAAATTGCAGTTGGGAGGTGCGGCGATTGGGTAACAATCTGCTTTATGTGTGCAGCCCGTACCGGGGCGAAATCCGGCGTAACAAGGAATATGCAAGGGAACTGACCAGAGCGGCTATAAACAGCGGATTTGCGCCCGTGACAGTGCATTTGTACTTGACGGAGGTTTTAGATGATAACAAGCCGCAGGAGCGCAGCCGGGGCATGGCAGCAGGGCAGGACATATTGAAACGGTGCGCCTATATTCTTCTGGGTGAGAAGTACGGAATATCAGAGGGAATGAAAGAGGAAATCACGCTGGCGGCACTGAAAGGGCTGACAATGCTATATGAGAAAGACGGCACTTTGTATTATGCCGGGACGCAAAAGGAAGCAATATCAATTTGACAATAAACCAGATACAACACAAGGAGGAAGAAACAATGAAACATGAAAACGTGGTACTTTTCGACAATGCGGGGCTGCCGTCAATCATGGTGAAGTTTACCCCGGAAGCAGGGAAGCCGCTTGACCCGGTTTTTATGGTCTGCGGCAGGAGGGCAAAGGCAATCTATATTTCAAAGTATGAAAATGCGCTGGTCAAGGGCGTTCCGTGTTCCATCCCGTATGCGCAAGCCAAAAACTGCATTGACTTTGACACAGCAAGCGCACTTTGCCGCAGCAAGGGTCCCGGATGGCATTTAATGACAAATGCGGAATGGGTGTATTTGCTGAATGAGAGCATAGAGGGCGGGACGCTTCCGCACGGCAACACGGCTTCCGGGTCATATTACTGGGATAAGTCGGAGAGCGGCGAAAAGTACGATTACGGGCATACGCTGACGGGCAGCGGACCGGTCACATGGACACATACCCACACGCCGGACGGCGTTTGCGATTTATGCGGGGACAACTGGGAAATGGTTGCAGGGCTGCGGCTGGTAAAAGGTGCGATTGAGTACATAAAGGACAATGACGCAGCAGTTGCGGACCTGTCCCCGGATAGCGAAGCATGGCAGAGGGCGCAGACGGCAGCAGGGGAAACAATCTATCTGGACGCAGAAAGCGACATTAAAGTGACAACGGAAGCCCCGGAAGACTGCTGGGACGGCTGCCGCTTCAAGGAAATGGAAATTGCGCTGGATGAAGTGCCGGAAATCCTGCGGCAGCTGGGCATTGTTCCGCAGAACATGGAGGAAGAAGCGGCGTACATATACGCAGACAGCGGGGAGAAAGAAGCCGTGCCGTTCCGGGGGTCCAGTTTCCGCGGCGCTTCCGGCGGCGGTCTGGGGGCGTTGTACTTGTGCTACCCCCGTTCCTACGTCAGCCTCCATGTTGGCTTCCGTTCCGCTTATGTGGAATTTGAAACACTGGAAACTGAAAACTGATGAACTGAAAGGGCGTGCGGAAGCACGCCCACCAGATAAGGGGTGGAAAGGATGTTTTACAGCGGTTATTTCTGCGACAAATGCGGGACGGCTATTGAATACAGACGGGAAAATAAAGAATGGCTTCCGTCAAAAGTGTATCTGGTAGAGTACGCAAGGAAAGCGGGATGGAGCGTGGGAAAGAAAATCCTATGCCCTAAGTGCAGGAAAAAATTTTAGGGAGGTAAAAGGCATGGCAACACAATATATGATACGGGCTGAAATGGAATATAAAAAATGCTTCACAACGTACATACATAGACCCGGCGCAGCGGATTTGCTGCAATGGATGTGTGCGCAGGGATTTTTTGAAGCCCCGGCAAGTATGAAGCACCACGGCGCAGAACCCGGAGGGCTGGCAAGGCACTCAATCAATGTGTTTGAACGTCTGGCATTTATCGCAGCGGAAGCAATAAAGCCGCCGCAGATATTCAATGTGGAAACGCTGGCGGTATGCGGTCTTCTTCATGACTTGTGCAAGATAGACGCATATAAAGAAGCATTTGAGGGGTCAAACAGAAGATATGTGCTGACAAAGAACTTCCCGGCAGGGCATGGGGAAAAGTCGGTCATTCTGATAATGCGGTTTATGCACTTGACGGATGAAGAAGTGCTGGCTATTCGCTGGCACATGGGGCAGTATGATTTCTACGCAAAGGGCGGCGGCTATGATTTAGACAACGCTTTCCATCAATGCAAGCTGGCTGTCATGCTTCACCTTGCAGATATGATGGCAACGCACTTTGACGAAACGGAGAACCGGGGAGGAACGAAAGAAAAGGACTATGAAGCAGAATGGAAAGTTGAACCGGGACCGGGCGGCTGGGCGGTGGGGTGGTTTGTATGCGGGAAGTGCGGGGAGAAATCTGCGGAAGATAAAGAAATCTGTCCGCACTGCAAGGCAAAAATGAAAAAAATAAAATGGGGGTAATGTGATGGGATATTACACCAGACAGCAGAACAGAAGACGGAGTGAAGCCACAGAGCAGGAAGCATTGATTGTGTGGTGCGGATGGCAGCAAGCGAAGCACCCGGAATTGAAGCTGCTTTACCATGTGCCGAACGGCGGCAGCAGGAACACGCTGGAAGCCGCAAATTTGAAGCGGCAGGGCGTGAAAGCGGGAGTGCCGGACTTATGCTTGCCAGTGCCTATGAACGGCTTCCACGGGCTTTATATCGAAATGAAGTACGGCAGGAACAAGACCACGGAAACGCAGGAAGAATGGCTGGAAGAACTGGCGGCGCAGGGGTATTGTGCGGCGGTCTGCTACGGTGCAGAGGAAGCGGAACGGCTGATTTCAAGCTATCTGCGTTTTCCGGGCTATCCAAAGATAAGCAGGGAAGAACCGTGGGAAAAGCCGAAAGTTTACAGAGCAAAGGACGCAGGAGGTGCGGCAAGTGAAGAAAAGTGAAAAAGTGAAGTGCATTGCGATTGCGGCAGCAATCATGGTCATTATTGTATTTTCTGTGAGGATGTTTTCTTTCAATGACACGGAATACACCGTGACCATAACGGGGAAAGAAAGGATAACGGAAAGCGGAAAGGACAGTGACGGCAATTACAAGACTTCTTCAAAATATCTGGTATTTGCTGATGATGAAAACGGAAATTCCGTTGTTTTTGAAAATACAGACTGCCTTTTCCACATGAAATTCAACAGCTCAAACATACAAGGGCAGCTGAAAGAGGGGCATACATACAGAATTACGGTTATCGGTTACAGAAATTCGTTTTTAAGCTGGTATCAGAACATTATCAAGGTTGAAGAAAACAAAAAGCAAAAATGATGATGGGAGGTGCGGCAAATGATACCAAAAGCGGCAATGAGGGCAACCAATAACGCAATGCGGGGATATATCCCGCACAGCGGCATTGTTTCTGCCGGGGCAAAGATTGTGGCAGGACAGCAGAAGCAGGGGAAGAAGCCGGGGACCGGCAGGGAAAAGCAGAAAAGACCGCAGCTGACAGAGATAAACCACAACGGAAAAGCAGTGCTGAAAGGGAAAACAACGGTGGCGGCGGCAGTGAAGAAGCTGCATGACTATGAAGAAACCGGGCTTTTGCCGTATGAGGTGCGAAACCTTATAGAGAGGGCACACAATCTGGAAAAGCGGGTTGAGAAGTTGGAGGGATGGGAAAATGACGGACGTTGACCGCTGTTTGATATGCGGCGAAGCTATCCCGGAGGGTATGCAAGTTTGCAATAACTGCATGGCGCAGTATCACTTTGAAGCAGAAGAAACCGTGGAGATTGCGGAGGAAATGCGGGACATTGCCGGGGTGCTGTCCATCACGGCGAACACGGACGGAAATATTAAAAGGTCAATGGAAAGCATATTGAGGATAGCAGACAGATTGGAGCGGAAAGGAAATGAGGAAAAAAGAAGAACCAACATATTTGCCGAAAGTCGTTTTAGCAAGGCTGAAAACGGCAACCACACTGGATGAAGTGCGGCAGCAGTTAAAGGGGCAAGGCTTCACCAGAAACGAAATGAAAGCAATGGTCCGCAGCATGAACTTCTTTGACGGGCTGGAAGTCTTTCTTTCAAAGTGGAACTGGGACAATTACGCAAGCTGGCATTTATACAACTGGAAGCCGCAGGATGATGAAACAGTCATGAAAGCGATTTACGAAGCGGAACAGCTGCACCCGTATTCCTGCGGAAGATATAAGAATGACTTTGAACAGTTTGAAAAGGACTGGAAAGCTGAAACGTATGACCCCGGCGCAACGCTGGCATTTGAGGAAGCACAAGTGGAGGTGCTGGAAGTTGTGCAGGAGGAAGTGAACAACATTGACCCGCAGGAGGTGCAAAAAGCGGTCATAAGGGCGCAGGACGCAAAGAGGGACCGGCAGCGCAAGCGGCGCATGAGAGCCAGCAAGGGCAGCAGATACCAGAAAAGATATTTTTAGGAGGGCGCAGGATGGGAAAGAAGCATTATAGCGGAAAAGAACTGATTTACCGCCGCCAGATGGAGAAGCAGCGGCAGCAGGGCAGGGAAAACACAGTCAGAAAGCGGGTGCAGGATATGAACCAGCTGAAAAAGTCGGTGGAAGCCGCCCGGCAGGATATGCGCCAGAGGGCAAGGGAGGGGAAAGACAATGCTATTTCTGATTGAGGTTATTAAAGGGCTTCTGACGTTTGCGGCGGTATGCGTGGGGCTGGGTATCATGTATCTTGTCTTCATCATTGCCCGTGAAGTAGGATGGGCGGTAAAGCAGGAAAACCGCAGGAAGTACAGAGAGAAGCAGGAGGGAAAGAACAATGCAGATGGCGGCATTTAATGCAGTGTGTCCGTATGAGATAGGGGACAAGATAAACGCAGTAAAGGCAGTGAATGGGCAGTTGTTTTCCGTTGGAGTTTCTACAATCACGGACATTGCTTGCACGCACTATGTAAAAAGTGGGAAAGTCGTATTTACATACGAACTGGACAGCTGCGGGCAGTATGCGCCGCTGGTTGATTTGAGAAGCCCGGAAAAGAAGAAGTAATGCGTGATACTTACGGAAGTATATACAAATTGCACAAAAACAATGCCGATATACTTCCGTAAGATTGTGAAATATTCCGGGTTGCAATTATACTTCCGTAAGTATATAATAAAGACAGTTAAAACAATAAAACTAACGGAGGTACACAAAATGAAATTCACAGAACACGGATACAAAATGCACGATGAAAAGCACCAGAAATTCTACTGCATGACAATGGGGGACTTAAAGATTGATTTAATGCAGAACTTGACAAGGACGGAAAGAACAGGGCTGAAAATAAGGCTGGTTGATGTGAAAGCGGGAGAAGTCGAAGAATACCAGAACATGACAGAATTTCTGATGAAAGACTTCTGCAACGGATGGGAAATTGAATTGCTGGACGTTCACACGGTACACATGAACACTACAAACGAGGACATTGTTGTTGTGTGCTTCCGTGATGATGAAACAGAGTGGGAATAAATGAGAGCCGGAAGCCGCAGAGGGGCAGCAGGGGTGAAAGCCCCTGCGGGGCTGGTTCAATTCCAGCCCGGCGCATTGCTGGGAAAACAAATAAAACCATACCAGATACAAGGAGGACGCAAGCATGAAAGTATTATCTATCATCAACTTAAAAGGGGGAGTGGCAAAGACCATTTCCAGCGTCAACATGGCGCACATTCTGGCGGCGGTGCATGGCTGCAAGGTGCTTCTGATTGACAATGACAAGCAGGGCAACGCCAGCAAGATTATGAACCGCCACAGCTATGATGGCAAGGGGACGGCAGAGGTCATGACGCAGCGGGGCATTGACCCGGCAGAGGTTATCCAGCACACGGACTTTGACGGTCTGGACATTATCACGGCGAACATGAATTTGCTGACCGCCAATCTGGAAGTCATGCTGGACCAGAGCCGCCCGCAGCAGACCCGTTTCAAGAAATTTCTGGACGGCATACAGTCTGAATATGATTATTGCATTATCGACAATGCGCCGGACATTAACATTTCAACCATCAATGCGCTGGTCGCTTCCAATGATGTGATGGTCCCTATAACTATTGACGATTTTGCTATTGACGGGCTGGCAGAACTAAAAGAACAGATTGACAACACCCGTGAGGACTTGAACCCCGGATTGCGCTTCTGCGGTTGTTTCGTCACACAGTATGACCGAACCAATGAAGCAGACACGCAGGGGGAAGAATTTCTGAAAACGCTGGAATATCCGTTGTTTGAAACGCATATCAGACGGACACCGAAAATGAAGCCCAGCACGTTTGAGAGGAAGCCCATAATTGTATATTCAAGCAGATGTGGGGCGGCTTATGACTATAAAGCGTTGGTGCAGGAATATTTGAGGATGTGACCAATTCGGACACGCAAAGGAGGGAAAACAGATGGCAGCAAGCAATAAGAAATTCAATCTGACAGAGTTATTGAACCAGCGTTCAAAGGAAGCCGCCCCTGCGGGGCAGCAGGGCGTAGCGGAAGCGGAAAAGGAAACTGCGGCAACCACGGCAAGCACAACGGCTGATATTTATGATTTGATACCGTCAAAGGACAATTTCTATTCGGTGGAGGATGTGCAGGACTTGAAGCAGTCAATAGAACTGCTGGGGATATTGCAGCCGCTTCTTGTGACGGATGAAGAAGACGGAAAGCGGCGCATTATCGCAGGACACCGCCGCCGCCTTGCAATCATGCAGCTGGTGGATGAGGGAAAAGAGCGTTTCCGCTATGTGCCTATTATGGTAAAGCCGACAAAAAACGCCATTCTGGACCGGCTGGCACTGATAATGACTAACCGCTTCCGGGAAAAGACAGACTGGGAGAAAATGACAGAAAGCATTGAAACGGAAAAGCTGGTGCAGGAATTGAAAGCGCAAATGGACATTCCGGGGCGCACCCGTGATTTACTGGCAGAAATCATTGACGCTTCCCCGGCAACGCTGGGGAGGTACAAGGCAATCTATAACAATCTGACTGCGGAACTGATGGCAGAGTTTAAGGCGGGGAAAATCGGCGTGTCTGTCATTTATGAGATTTCACAGTTTGAAAAGGAATGGCAGCTGCGGACATTAGAAGTCTTCCGGGAAAAAGGGACGCTGGCATTGCCGGACATAAAGGAAATCAAGCGGCAGCAGGAAGCAGCGGCGCAGATACCGGGGCAAATGAGCTTTGACGGGACGGCAGCAGGGCAGCAGGACACGCCAGAAGCCCCGCAGACGGAAAAAACGGCAGAGGGCGGGGGAAATACCGGGGAGGACAAAGAAAGGGCAGCAGGGGGCGCAGGAGAGCCGCAGGAAGACCTTTGCGCAACGCGCGAACACAACGGGGAGTGTGCAGGGAAGAAAACGCACGATAGCGGATGTATGGGGTATGAGCCGCAGGAAGACTTCATGAACCAGCCGGAAGAATACGAAGACCCGCAGCCGGAAAGTATGACTTCCCTTTGTTATAGCTGCACCCAGTACGAAACTTGTCACGAAAAGAAAGCAACCGTCACCAGCTGCAACGCCTATGAGAACCGCACGGAAGCATATAAAACGGATGAACAGCGGTACAATGAGGAACAAGCGAGGATTGACGCTGAAACCAGACGGAAGCTGCGGGAGCGGCAGCAGGAAGAAACCATGCAGCAGGGACCGGCAGAAAAGAAGCATGATGAAATAACGATTTCCCCCAGCAGATACAATGAAATTGCAAGCGGCGCATTGTCTTTCCTGCTTCTGAAAAAAGACGGCTTCAAGGTCGGAGAGGGGCTGACGCTGCCGGAATACGCAGACGGGAAACGAACGGGCAGGACGTTTGAAATCAAGATTTCCTATGTGATGGAAGACCGGACCGGGATTGAAGACGATTATTGCATAATCGGATTTGTTAGGGAGGTGGGGGCATGACAAGGGTATATTGCGATATATGCGGAAAAGAAGTGGTGCGGAAAAAGGAAATATGGAAGCACACACTGACGGCAAGGGAGGGAAACAAGCGTGTTTCCTATGATGAACACATAGAAGAAATATGCGAAAGCTGCGCAACGACAATCCATTGCTGCACTTCCATGATGAAGCAGGGATGGAAGCCGGATTTTCACGAAATGAAAGAAGCGGCAGCAACGGCAGCGGATGGAGCGAACCAGCCAACATTGCAGCCGGGCGCATAGGAGGAAAGACAATGGTATTAGAGGGCGTGAAAAACTTTGACATTGGACAGATTGCAAATTCCGGGCAGTGCTTCAGATTGGACGCACTGCCGGAAAAGCCCCACACATGGCGGCTGATAGCATACGGGAAGTATTTGGAGATAAAGCAGCAGCCCGGCAGCAGCGTTGTTGAATTTAGCTGCACCCGGACAGAATTTGAACAGATATGGCGGCAGTATTTTGATTTAGAAGCTGACTATCAAGGATATATTGACCGCATAGACCCGCAGGACGCATATTTGACCACGGCGGCAGCGGCTGGCGCAGGAATACGCATATTGCGGCAGGAATTGTGGGAAACGCTTGTTTCTTTCATGATTTCACAGAACAATAACATTCCCCGGATAAAGAAGACAATAAAAACACTTTGCACGCTGCGGGGAAAAGGGCATTTCACGGAAGATGGGAAATTGTGGTTTGAGTTTCCGCAGCCGGAAAGCCTTGCAAGGATAGAAAATTTGCAGGGGGCGGGGCTGGGCTATCGTGATAAATACATTCAGAAGATGGCAGAGAACGTGGCGGCAGGGAAAATCAATCTGGAAATGCTGGTTGATGGAGAAATGGAGGACAGCGCAGTTGAAAGCTATCTGAAAAGCATTTACGGCGTGGGTCACAAAGTCGCTAATTGTATCATGCTTTTCGGGCTTCACAGAATGGACAGCGTGCCAAAGGATGTATGGATAAATAAAATCATAAAAGAGCATTACGCCGGGAAATTCCCGGTTGAGAGATACAAGGGATTTGCAGGGGTTATCCAGCAGTATATTTTCAGCTACGCTTCAAACAAAAGCCACAGTAAGGACGGATAACAAGGCGGGAGGGCAGCAGGGCAAAACAGCGCAAAGGAGATTTGAGCATGGACAAAGAAAAGGTCATAAAAATTCTGGAATTTTACAAGGAGATTGACGGCGAGATTTCTTTATATCGCCGTATTTTGCATGATTACGAAAGCCAATATTACAACACGATAGGCGCAATGACAAATGACGGGCAGCCAAAAGGGAAAAACCATATTTCACGCCCGGTGGAAAGCGCAGCAATGAACGTCCCGGACTATGTGCGGCAGGATATGGAGGAATACGAAGCAAAAGTTAGTTATTTGCAGAGGGCAAAGAGCCAGATTTTGCAGGAGATTTCACGCTTGAAGCTGAAAGAAAAGACCATTATCTTTGACTATTACATATACGGCATGAAATGGGAACAAGTTGCGGAACGTAACCACTATTCAGACCGCCAGTGCAAGAATATCCGGGACGCAGCAGTGGAAAAGCTGGCTGCAAAATTCCAGAACAACGAATTTTTAAGGGAATTTAGGAAGACCAGCTGAAAATGATTGCCCGCCATTGCACGCAGTCTTTTGATATAATGGAATTGCGGAAATGCGCTTGAAATATGCTGTCCGAAAGCTGAAAATCAAAATTTGAAAGAATGAAAAAAATTTATACTTCCGTAAGTTTCCAAAACTGGGAAGAATGAAAACAAACGAAAAGGAGGTGAAGCAGGATGGGAAGACCGAGAAACCCGCAGCGGGACTTGTCGCTGGAAAGATACGTTGAAAATGACGGGAAAATAAGCACGGCAGAACTTGCGAAGCTGGCGGGCGTGCCGGAAAGCCGTATCAGAAAATGGAAGTCGGAAGACAAGTGGGACGAAGCCTTGAAAAAGAAGCCCAGAAAAAGGGGAGGTCAAAAAGGCAATAAAAATGCGGCAGGAAAAACCCCGGCAAAAAAGGGGAACAAAAATGCGGTCACGCATGGGGCATTTGCACAAGCCGGATTTGAAGACATTCCCCCGGAAAAGGCAGAGGAAATCCGAAACATGAAGACGGCAGAAGCAATGCCGCACATGATGGCTGAATTGCAAGCCCTTTATCTGCGCAAAGCGTACCTTGAAAAACTGCTGGCAGAATACGAAGCCCCGGAAGCAGGGGGCTTCTACACTGATAAAATAGTACACATGATTGTACCTAAGAGCATGGAGGATAAGCAAGCAGAGGAAAGCACGGGCATTGCGGCAGGGGAAGCAGAAGACCCGGAAGCCATAGAGGGGCAGCAGGGGGAGTGCTTCAAAACAGCTATGAAATCCATCATTAAATCCAGCCCATTTGATAGGGCAATGAAAGTGGAAGCTGAACTGAACAAACTGCATGGGCGTATCATCAAGCAGCTTGACAGTATCAAGGCGCATGAGATGGAGAGCCAAAGATTGCAACTGGAAGAACGAAGACTTGAACTGATGAAACAGAAGTTGACTGGCGAGATAGACATTGACCCAGAAGACGAAGACTGGACAGAGGACGGGGACGGCGGCGGGCTGCCGTGATAGGTTCTTTCAGCGTCCGGGGAGGGGTGAGGGTACGGTGACG